ATTTAAACCTTGGTTCGCATCTGCAGGTTATACTAGAGGTAGAATCCAAAATGGAAACGGAGCAAGAAAAACTTTAACACAAGACGATAGAGATACTCTTTATAAAGGTAGAATTAACCCAATAGCAACTTTCTCAGATGTTGGTCCAGTTATATGGGGTAATAAAACTTTACAAGTTAAAGAATCCGCACTTGATAGAATTAATGTTAGAAGACTATTATTAAGAGCTAGAAAATTAATTTCAGCGGTGGCGGTAAGATTATTGTTTGAACAAAACGACCAAAAAGTTAGACAAGATTTCTTAGACTCTGTTAACCCAATATTAGATGAAATCAGAAGAGAAAGAGGTTTGATTGACTTTAGAGTTACTGTTTCTAACACCCCTGAAGATTTAGATTCTAATACAATGACAGGTAAAATTTATCTAAAACCAACAAGAGCTTTAGAATATATAGATATAGAATTTGTTATTACACCAACAGGAGCATCCTTTGATGACGTTTAAAAAAAAAGGGGGTAGAAATACCCCCATAATTTAATATATATAAAACTATGAAAATAGAAAAAAAAATTATTAAGGAGATGTTGAGTATAGAAAAAAGAGAACCTCAAACATTTTCAGAAAAAAAACAAAATATTGTTATTACTGAAAAACAATTAGAAAAACTTTTAGAAAAACTTAACAAGAAATGAATGTCAGTCGTATAGTAAAAAATTACGTTAGAAATAAAATTAATATTTCTGAACATGTCTACAATTATGTTTACAATAAAAATATAAAAGAAGGTATTTATTCGTCGGAATTAAGTAATGAAGGGTTTAGACCCGACTTAATGTATTACGCATTTGATTGGGATGATAATCTAATGTACATGCCAACCAAAATTATGGTAATGTCTGAAAACGAAGAAGAAATTCCTATGTCTACAGAAGATTTTGCAGAACATAGACAACAAATAGGTGTGGAACCATTTAATTATAAAGGAACTACTATTGTTGGGTTTGCCCCTAATCCTTTTAGATATTTTAAAGAAGAGGGTGACAGACATTTTATTATTGATAGTATGTCAGCCCCTTTGGGTCCTGCTTGGAACGATTTTGTTGAATGTATTAATGGTGGATCTATTTTTGCAATTATCACAGCAAGAGGACATAACCCACAAGTTTTAAGAGATTCAATATTTAATTTAATAATTTCTAACAAAAATGGTTTAAATAGAAAAAAACTAGAAGAAAGTTTAAGAAATTATGACTTACTAAAAACCACACAATTAAGAGAAGATGACGAAGAAGTGAACCGTTATACAGAAATTTCTGATTATTTAGATATGTGTAAATTTCATCCCGTTTCTTTTGGTAGTGGTAGTGCTGCGTCACCTGAAGAAGGTAAAAATAAAGCATTAAAAGAATTTATATCATATTGTAAAGAACAGGCTAAAGAACTTATAAGTTTTATATTAGAAAATAATCCTAATATAGAATTAAAAGATTTAACCCCTAAATTTAAAAATGATGTTAATCACGAAGAAACTATTGAGTATCTAGATATAGATGAATTTGTCTCAAAAAATATAAAAATTGGATTTTCTGATGATGATGAAAGAAATATCAAAGCTTCATCAGAGTTTTTAAATAAAGAATTTGAAAAAAATCCAGTTAATTTATATTTAACTAAAGGAGGTACTAAAAGTAAGTATTAGTAATTTTTATATATAAGAAATATTACAAATAAAAAAAAAGTAAATAAAAAAAATTGTAGTTGATACTATTTATAATAAAAAATAAAAAAAATTAAAACACTTAGATATGGCTGATTTATTAATGAAAATGCCCTTCACGTATGAACCTAAAAGAAATAACAGGTTTATTCTAACATTCCCTAATGAGTTGGGTATTAACTCTTGGTATGTTGAATCATCTAGTAGACCAAAAATGAAAATAGGGGAAGTTGAAATTCCTTTCTTAAACACCTCAACATATGTTGCGGGTAGATTTAATTGGGAAGCTATTGACGTTACATTTAGAGACCCAATTGGTCCTTCAGCGGCACAAGCATTAATGGAATGGATTCGATTAACTGCGGAATCAATAACAGGACGTATGGGTTATGCTGCAGGTTATAAAAAAGATGTTGATTTAGAAATGTTAGACCCAACAGGAGTTGCAGTTGAAAAATGGAAATTAATTGGATGTTTTTTAACAGGTTTTGATGGTGGTTCTTTATCGTATGATGATGACAAACTAGCAACAGTTAAAACAACATTAAGAATGGATAGATGTATTTTAGTTTACTAAAAAAACAATATTGAAAAATTCAAGCCCACCACAAAAAATGGTGGGTTTTTTATTTACAATAAACAATAACAAGATATTTTTATTATAAAAAACTATGGAACCAATTAATTTTATGCAAGACGCACTTACTTTACCTCATGATGTTGTACCGTTACCGACAAAAGGGCTTTTTTATAAACCTAAAAAAGAATCTTTTAAAGTTGGTTACTTGACAGCTGAAGATGAAAATATTTTGATGGCCCCAAATTCATCAAAAGATGGTATCGTATACACTTTACTTAGAAATAAAATTTATGAACCGGGGTTTAATATAAATCAATTATTAGATGTTGACGTTCAAGCGATCCTTTTATTTTTACGAAACACATCATTTGGACCTGAATATAATTTTAAAGTAATGGACCCACAAACAGGTAAAATGTTTGAAACAACATTACTTATAGATGAAATAAACTACATACAGGCAAAACACCAACCAGATGATGAAGGATTATTTACTGTAAAACTACCAAAATCTAACAAAACAATTAAGTGTAAACTTTTGAGTTTAGGTGAACAAAGAGATTTAGAAAAAATTAAAGAATCATATCCTGACAATATAACGATACCTATTGTCACAAAAAAATTAGAAAGACAAATAGTGGAAATTGACGGTAGTAGAGATAGGAATGAAATTGTAAAGTTTATTCCACAAATGCCGATTTCAGACTCTAAGTACATAAGAAACTTTTTAGCGGATTGTGAACCTAAACTTGATTTAGAAAAAATTATTACAGCCCCGTCAGGAGAAAAAGTAACTGTTAACGTTGCTTTTGGGGCGGAATTTTTTCGGCCTTTCTTCTAATTACAAAAAAGTTATTTTAGACGAAACATATTTTCTTGTAAAATATGCTAGATTTTCATATTCAGATGTTATGAAGATGCCCACATTTGAACGCAAATATTTTATTGATAAATTAATATCTGAAAATTCTAAAAATTAATCTATTTATTTATTAAAAAACTATGTGGTTATTTAATACAGATCCCGCAAAGGCCGACCCCGGTTATACTGGTCCTAATGTAACAAATTTTGCTGACAAGTTCGCCAACGCTATGAAAGAGGCGATGGACTATGGAAGAACCCAAAATTTTTTTATAGACGTTGAAGATAAGGCGGTAAAGGCATCCAAAACCATATCAAATGGTATTTTAGCACAACAAAAAGTTATTAATGATGCCGTTTTAAAAGTTTGGAAAAACACTCAAGACATTGGTGTTGGAACTAAAGACATAATTGATTTTATGACTTCATATGGTAATGCGATCGGTAAACTTCCAAACATTTCCGCTCAAGTGGCTGAAGATGTTATGATTTTTTCAAAAGCAACTGGAATTGCCGCGACTGAAATGGGTACATATTTGGCTAAATTTTCAGAAGTGGGAATTGGTCAAAAAACCGCATTAGAAAAAATGGAGAAAATTTACAAAACCGCAAGAAAATATGGGGTAGACGCAACTACATTGACAAAAACAGTTAATGAAAATCTATTAAAAGCAAGTGCTTATGGTTTTAAAAATGGTGTTGAAGGTTTAACAAAAATGGCGGCAAGAGCACAACAATTAGGTACAGATTTTAAAAACATAATGACTATTGCAGAAAAGGCGTTAGACCCTGACAATGCGATTCAAATGGCCGCGGAAATGCAAATGTTAGGTGGAGAAGTAGGTGCTTTAGGGGACCCGTTCCAACTACTTTATATGGCTCAAAATGATATAGGTAAATTACAAGAAGAATTTACAAAGGTAACTGAAAGTGCAGTAGATTTTAATTCAGCAACAGGTGAATTTAAAATTCCAGTACAGGAAATGTATCGAATGAGGGCCATGGCTGAAAAGTTAGGATTAAATTATGACCAAATTGCAGATGCGGCAATTAAGGCGGCCAAACAAAAAGAAGTCCTATCAAGAATTACATTACCCTCTAGTTTCAATGAAGATGATAAAAATTTGGTAGCAAGTTTGGCTGAGATAAAAGACGGAAGAGTTCAAATTCAAATTCCCGGTACTGACGAATATATAGATGCCTCTAATTTAAAAGAGGAACATTTAATGGCAATAAGAGAAGAGACTAAAAATAATGGTAAAACCGTTGAACAAAGAATCGATCAAATCGCTCAAAATCAATTATCAACTGCGGATAAGGCACAAATATCATTAAATAGAATCGAAAATCAAATGATAGAAGCATACCTTAGACAAGGTTTGCAAAACAATATACTTCAATCGTTATTGCAAGAAACAAAAGCAGTAAATCTAGCTAGAACCGATAAATTTGAACCAATTGCTGATCAATTAGTACCCATATTTGATCAAACAATGAGAGACATTGTAAAAACTTTTTCTGATTATTTAACAGGAATAGAATTTGAAGAAGATTTAAATACTATTTTAGGTAAGGCGGGTGATTATAAAAACAATTCGGGAGATGTTAATCTTGATATTCAGTTTGAATCGGGAGGTACAAACACTGATATTGTAATAAACGGAGATGATATTTTTCAACCAGCTAAAGGAGGGGCCC